TTATACCACCTTGATCTCTGGGTTGTCTACCACATTTCCCAACAAAAGTGCGTATTCCTTTGTCGGACCGAGCGGCATTGCATCGTCTGTGGTGTTCGACACCATATAAAAGCCGACAGTTTCCATGTATTCCTTATCGTTCGGGCAATATGCGGCGTATTTGCCGTAGCAGATCTCCATTCGGACTGTTCTATGCTCCGGATTGTAGATCACATCACCCTCAAACAGCCTTTCCCCGGTCATATCTTCCACACAAGCGAATCTCTGGATCGTTTCTGGGATCACTTCCATCGCCCTGAGAATCAGATACCCGTTTTCCTCCGAATAGCCATCCTGCATCAGCATGAATGATTTGCCATTTTCCACGCACACTACGTTTCCAATGTGCCACGTTCCAGACATATCTCCCATAAGTTTTGCCCGGCAGATTCCGGAAGATCCATTGTAATTGTATTCATGCAGAACTTTATTCTCCCATAATGCCTCTTTGAGCTTCCTTCTTGCCTCTGTGAGCCTTTTTCGCTCACTGTCCATTCTTCCGTCCACATGTCCGATGAAATCTTCCATCATCCGCATTGTGTCCTTGCAGAACTCCTCATTGATGATATATTCTTCATGCGTATACTCATGGAGGAAGGCGTCAATACGCCTCCTCAGCTCATTTTTATTCCTGATGTCCATTCTGCACCTCCTCGAATCTGTACTCCTGGTCTGCATCCGGGTATTTCTTCCGGTCTACCTTACCAACAAACATTCCATAAGGTCTACTCCAGATAGCTCCGTCCTCGCATTTATAGACCACGTAGTATTGTCCTGGAGATTCCGTGTCCTGGCTGATCGCTATCACTTCAACGATTTTCCCTTTGAAATGTCTGTAGGTTTTTCCAACCTCCACACTTCTATCTTCTCTTACTGGATATTTGTCGTGGAAATACTTCTCGCACTCCGCCAGATCACAATTTTCATAGTTCAACGGATTTTCATCTGTCCAGTCCAGTATATCAGCCTCTTTGACATGTACATGCTGTCCGAACGTGTCATTCAAATGCCTCAATTCCTCCCATATCCAGACTGCTTCATTTTCTCCATTCGGATCCACCAAGTAACCACTTATCTTAAAAATTTTTCCGTCCATAGTTCCCTACCTTTCTTGCAAATTCTCTTGATCGCACTTTCTTCTTTTACTCTTCCTGAGCGTTTTTTCTTCCATTCTCTCAGGTATTCCAACTGTTCTTGATCCTCTTTTTCTCTTTCATTCATCACTTATGTTCCCTATAACCTTCATTTCCAAGTTTTCTATATCAGGTGCTGTAAGTGGCACGGCTCCGGTTGCATTGTCCGGATATCTTTCATAGAACCATCCAGATACCTTGTCAACTTCTTCCTCGCAAATATTGTCGTATATTGGCCTCTCTGCGAAAATTATCCTATTGAGCATGCTATCTTTTCCAAGGATCCGCACAACGTCATTTTCAAAGATCTTCTTTCCGGTTACGTCCGTGAATCCCGTATACTGGCATAAAGTTTTCGGTTCAATCGAAAACACCTTAAATGATCCAGGAGAGTAGCTTACCATCTTTGTAACGGATCCGTCCGTACTGCAATAGTTCGGCAGCCCCTCCTCCCACTTTCCGGTGTCTGTCGATTTGGCTTTAAACAAAATTTCTCTTTGCATTATCGCACCTTCTTCCCTCTCTTATCTTCTTTTTCTATTTTGATATACTCTTTTACGCTTTCCCCGTTGTTCTTATACAAAAAGTTTCCAAGTCCTGCATTAAGCCTGTCACATACCTTCTGACACTCATTTTCCTCGCTAAACAAGATGTCTCGCACTTCATCACTAAGGCTTTCTATCGCTTCTTTTTTCCTATCTTCTGTATATTTGTCGCATACTGTAGAAGAATATAATTCATAGTACGTATCATTTCCGCTCCTCTCTTCCGAATAATGTGCCGTTATCTTTCCGCCTCCATATCTATCATTAAACTCACTTAATATATATCTTTTTGGGTAATAATATCTTTTGCTATCTGTCGAACATCTGCACAAATCTTTTACGATCTTTCCTGATGGCAATTTAACCTCTACCTCTCGATTAGAGTCGCACTTGTCGCATTTCGGACCATATACATACTCCCAAGTAATTTTCCATTTTATGACCTTATGATCCTTCATAAGATCAGCAAGTCTCATTTTTTTGGCGTTGTACTCGGCATTACGAGCAATCCGGTCACACTCGCCTTTCTTTTTCTCGTAATCCTTTTTCACTTCCTCAAAATGTTCCTTGATGCCCTGGAGCTTTTCGTTTTCTGATCTTAATCTATTCATTTCTTCCAGGATTTCTGATTTTACTGAGTTTTTAATAGCTTCTTTCAGGGCGTCTATCTGTTCCTGATACTCACTTTCTGGATAAAACTCCTCTTCCGGGTAATCGTAATACATGCTATTTGCACCTCTTTCTCATTTCTCTGCATATAGTTTCTATTGTATCTTCTGTAACGATAAGCCTTGTCCTACCGTCTATAGTTTCTGTTCTGCTATTTCGGATTAAGTTATCCTGTATATCGTCAATAGCAGCTCTATAACCTGTATCGAATAAAATATCCTTTTCCCTTCTCCCTGGCATGAAAATCATGCTATTTCCTCCTCACGTTTTTCATTTTCAGAATATAATACTCTGTCCCAGGAACAGCTCCCCACTCCGGTTTTCCTTCCCCGACTGTCAATTTGCAATCTGCCAGGAAACACGGGGCATCCGTGGCATAGCCATTCCGAAACCTCACAGTTCCGATGTCCTGATCCACTGTTGCAGCTAGGTTCCGGAACTCGGAAACGTTTGCCTGGTATTCCTGATTTTTCAGCATGGCGGCATTTCTGAATCTGGAATCATAGTACCGCTTCAATTCCCGGTACTCCTCTGTCTTTTCTCCGCTCAGGATCATATCAAACCACTTTTTTTCGATCGTCAATGTCAGCAACTTTCCCACCTCCCTTCGTTTGTGCTCTATTTGGTGCGTACATCCAGATCATTACCAGGGTGCAGATCCAGCACATCGCATACTGCCAGCGGCTGATTTCCCCGTCTACCATGATCTGTATTCCCACAATGAACCAGGGAATACAGTTAAAATGCTTAAATATCATGCGCTTGATTCTTCTCATATCCTTTACCTCACATTTAACTGATTGCTAACTGCTCTTTATACAGTTTCTGGAATACATCACGCTCCGCTTCCGCTCGGATCAAATCTTTTTCCAGCTCTTTGATCCTCTCTTTTTCAAAAAGGCGTTCCGGTATCTGGATCGGAACTGGTTTCGCTGTTTCCAGGATCTGCATCGCTTTTTCTTCGATCGGATCCGGATCCGGCTCTTTGAACGCCTCCGCCCACTCTCTCACGTAGTCAGACATCTTCATATTTCCACCAAGACCGATACTGACAGCAAGTGCCTTGTCAATCTGTTTCATTTCATCCATCGTGGCTTTTGCAAGATATTTTCCGATCCGCTTTTTATATACCGTCTCGATCTGCTCACATAACGCTATGGAAGGGATCGGACTGCTCTTGATCCTAACGTGTGTCGGCATTAGTTTTTTCTCCCTGGATGTCAGGTACACTACTTCCACGATCGGAGCGTGTTTGTTTCCAACGTCATTACTTACTATGATTCCAGGTCTCGCCCCCCCCTGTTCGCTTCCGGAGCTTTCGCCCTCATTGATAAAAAAGATCTCTCCTCTGTGATACTCATTTTCTGTGTGCATACTATTGTCCTCCTATAAAATCCCATATTGTCAGCTGTCCCTCACGGATCTTCGGCTCCAAATATTCAGATCCAAGAATTACTTCCAGCTTTTTGCGACTATTTCTCAAATAATTGACGTAAAATTCCGGATCTTGGCATCTCCGCATTACTACCAGGTCATCCCTCCGGATCGCATCTTCCAATCCCAACACATACCTGACTGAGTTCATGCACTGATCTGATTCTTTGTCAAGATCTCCGCTGAGCTTATTTCTTAGATACTGGAAGTCCGGATTCTCTTTCAGAACCTCCAGTGCAGCTTTTGTTCTGCTCCGGATCCCGTCCGGATCTGCCATGTAATTATTGTCTACCTCTTCCGGAATCTCCAGGCCGTACTCATCCGGGTAATATTCCGGATACAGATCCGTTTCCACTCTGCTCCGGAGGTAGATAACGTGATTCCTGCATAAATTCATGTTTACTCCATCACTCCAGAATGGATCTGATCCGCCGTGTGCCCTCAAATACTCGTATCTTTCTAGGTTGTCCCGGATCTCTTTTCCTAACTGTTTACTCCGTTTCTTCTGATCCGGTGTTTTCATCGAATTTTTCATTGATTGCCTCCATGATCTTACCGATCCGAACCTCTCCGATCCCTTTTACGGATTTGATTACCGCTTCAATGTCCTTCACGTCCAGGGCATTTACAGAAGCCTTTCCGTCCTCCCATCCACTTTTATAAATATCGGTGCAAAAGTTCTCAAACTGCTGATGATCGTACTTTTTTACAGCCTTGTAAACTGCTCTGTTTACCAGGTATCTCTTATTCTGAATTTTCTTTGCCATAATCACACTGCCTCCACATATGTAACTGTATTTGTCTTGAATCCGTTCTCTTTGCAAAAGTCCCGGAAGAGATCCGACAACTCTTTGAGCGTTTTCACGCTCTCGAACTGTGTTTCATCCTCCATTCCATCGCTATTGACGAAGCCTATGTTGTACTTCTGGTTGTATCTGGAATAGCTTCCCTTTGCCGCTCCTCTTACCGTCATGACGCCTGCACCTCAGCTCCAAGTTCTTCGATAACTCTTCTCAGGGCATACTTCCCATTGGATGTGAGCTGTCTCTGCCATGCTCCCTGAGATGGAGCCCATCGGAAACCGTTTGCTTTCAGAGTGCTTCTGATTGCCTCATCTGGCTTTCCATCGAACACGATCTGTATTCGCATCATTTCTGTATTCTCAATTACCTTGAAATCGCCATAATCCGCCTCAGAGGTGCCTTTCTCTTTTGTCTTTTTCAGTTCATCAACTCTCTGCTGGCATCTCTTGATATTTGCCAGATTGTTTTGCAAAGCCCAGCTTGGATATGGAGATCTGTCATACCTGAACTGATCCATGGATCCTTGGAGCTTCTGGAGCTGTTTTTCTGTCAGGAGATCGCATCCCTCCAGCGTATGATGCTTGCGGTAATACTTGTTGATCTCCTTCATGTTTTCCTGAACTTCCCTCAAACTGTCAATTTTCTCCTCCAGGGCTTCAATAGCGTTTTCGTCATCACTCTTGATAACCTCTTTTGAGTACAGAAGGTTATTCAGCTTTCCTCGGATCGACTGGCAGTAATTGTAGAACTCATGGTTTTTATCCCAGGCTTTGACCTGTTTCTCTTTCTTCTTTACCGGGAAGTTTCCGGCTCCAGAGATCATCACAGACGGACACATGCAGCCGATTCTTGCCTCCTCATTGAAATATTTTCCCAGGTTCTTTGCATATCTGGTTGCCAGTCTCCAGGCTCTTTCCCGGTATTCTTCTCCTCTTCTGGCAACTACTTCCTCCGCCAGATCATATACTTCGTTGACGTCCTCCTGGTATTCTTTGGTTCTGGATCCCGGCTGATACTCATTAAAAGACATCATATTCTGGGCTGTTCTGGCAGCCTCTTCATTGATTACTACAAATTCTCTTTCGCTCATGGTTTACTCCTCCTCAATCTCTTCTCTTACTTCACATCTTATTTCCGGTTTTGATTCATGGTTCAATCTGGAAAGACTCCATCCCTCAGATACGTTGCTCATGGAGATATAGCCATTCGGTGTGATGTAGATATGCGCTCCTTCCGTCTGGATCCCTCTTTCATCTTCGAACTTTTTCAAAATATCCGCTACGATCGCAAGATGCGGAAAGCACTCAGCATACATCTGTTTAAAATCCTCTTTTTCTGCCTCCAGGCGTTCCATTTTTGACATTGTAATTTCCTGCATTTCTGCTTCCTCCTTATATTCCAGTGACACATGCAACCAATTATCTGTTAATTTGATATCTCTGATAATGGACTTCCGGATCTGTTCCATCGTTTTCATGCTTACGATCTCCCTGGAAGTAAATTCCAGTTTTTCACTCAAGTCTCCGGTCATCATTTCGTAATGGATCTCTCGCTCGTCATCCGGATCGGACTTACAGAAGTCCAGGAACTTCCTGCCGATCCATTTCTTTAGATCTTCCACTCTCACTCCTCCTCATAATCTTCATACTCGATCCCAGCGATCTCGCAGATGCTTTCATAGTCGGAACCATTTTCGTACATGTTCCGGATCGTTTGCCCGTGGATCGTGCCATCCCACATCCGGATCATATTTTCGATTGCCTCATTCAGTCTCTGACTGCTTCTGTCTGCCATTATTTCTCTACCTCCTCAATAATCTCTGATGCAAGCTCTTCGCCGTATTTTGTTGCCAGGAACACTCTTGCGTATCCCCATTCTTCCGGAGTGTTGGACTTGTCAAACATTCCTACTGCATCTTTCCGACACTGTTCTTCTGTCAGATCTCCACTGGCTACCGTCTCAATTCTCCTCCGGATCTCCTCCATGCGTCTCATTGCTTGCCGTCTTTCTTTGTCCAGATCCATCATAATGTTTGCAGCCTCCAGCATGCTCTTAATCAGTGGCATGCCTCCGGTTTCGTATAAAGTAGCGATCTGATCTTTTCCACCGACTTCGTTAATTGCCGGGTGCCAGGTGTATACTGTTTCAATGATCTCGTAATTCTGATCGGAGATCTCGCCTCCAACTCTTTCCTCAAATTCATGCTTCATCATAGCTTTTGTCCTCCTCTACAAAATACAACTTCCTTGCTTACTAAAATCTGTAACTCCTCTGTCCCATCCCCAGTTAGCTTTCTCTCGCTCCCGGATGTACTCTTGCTGGACCAGCAGCTCAGTTACCACTTTATTGATAAGGCTCTCTCCGGCAATCTCTTTCACTTCCTCAAGACTTCCAGTTGAAACCAACAAGCAAATGTTATCCAGGGCTTTCACGTTGTCTCTGTATTTCTGTCTGGTTTGTCCGATGGTTACCGTATTAAGAAATTCAGGTTTTTTCATTTCTACTCCTCCTCAACTTTCTTGATATAGATGTATCTCTCGCCGTTTTCGTCCTCATAGATGCCGTTGTACATGTTCCAGACTCTATCAGCTCCAACTTCTGTGTAGTGCTGTCCTCCGAACATTACGTTGTCGTTCTCGTCAACGATGATGTAATTTTCTTTGCTGGCTGCCTCTTTTCTCAGTCTGTCGATCGTCAGGATCAGGCTCTGTTTTGAGGTTCCGTATAACTTCTTTCTGTCAGCTCCCAGTTCTACAGCCAGGTCTCTAAGTTCATTTGTGTTCATTCTTGATAAGCTCTTTTTCATATCTTTCTATCTCCATTTCCGTTCGTGTCGTTCATTTGTTTTCTGTTGATGCTTGAAGTATAACTCACTGTAGTGCGTTATGTCAAGGCGTGTTCTGCATTTTTTTGTAAAAAAATTAGAGGCATGCGTTTATGCCTCTAAAACAGTGCGTTTTTCTTTATTTTCTCACATATTGAAATTCATATCCCATAGCCTCCAGGATCGCTTTCAGTTTTCCGAATCCAGGTGCTTCCCGTTCAAAAACAGCGTACAGTGAGTTTTTATCAATATCCAACTCACCTCCATCTTTTTTTCTGATGTCTATATCACGATCTAGTGCGTTGAATATTCTTCTCACGGTGTTAAAGTTTGGATTTGCCCTAGTCAGGACATCAAACACCGATTGTCTCGTTAATCCTGTTCTTCGTCCTAACTCCATCTGAGTAACGCCCTCTTCTTTCATTGTCTGCTTAATATATTCAATCACTTCCATGGCTTTCCCTCCGTTTGCTATAGCATACTCCAGGAAGGATCGGCTTGTCAAGACGTATATTACATTTCGGAGCAAATATCCAATCGTGCGTCATAATCGCATCTGGATCCGGACTTGTCGCACATCTGGCACAGCATTACTCTAGCTCCGCAGCGAGGGCAATAGGAAACCAAGCCCCACTCTGGATCCCAGGAAAACATGTTGTGTGTTTCACAGTACGGGCAAAACCCAGTTGTCAGAGAATCTTTGATGTCCTCCAACTCCTGGGCTGTCCTTCTCATGTTATTTTTTAGGTTCCGGTTCTCTGTCTCTCGCCTCCTGATGCGTTCATTCTGCCTTTTTAGCTTTTCCGATCGCTTTCGCAATCTTTTCTTCAAGATTATATTTTCTGCTTTCTGAATCATGCCTCAGTGCCTCCTTCCAGGTCATCATCAAATACATACTTCGCCCCCGGAAGTGTAAATGCTCTCGGAGAAAACTCCGGGCCAGAAATAATCAGCCCCATTTCTCGCATTTCCTGCATGTAATGACACGTTGAGCTGGTAGACTTCAATCCGATCCCGTCCCCGATCTCACGGACGCTCGGTGGAAATCCCTTCTCACTCATGTATCGCTTACAGAAATTCAAAATATCTTTGTGACGTCTTTTTATTACCTTTTTCTCTACCATATGTTGTACCTCCAATCCGGATCCACTTTGTAAAATATTGCTATAAATGCTGGATCATATTCTGCCGAAATCGGATATTCGCCACGGATCCGGAACACTATTTCCTCGATGTCCGGCTCGTTCAGATCTTCCAGCTTGCAACCATATTCTTTTTCCAGGTCATCTAGCTCGTCATCCAGGCTCAGAATCTGCCGCTCTGGTTCCGGTTTCCAGTCCTTCGGAACTCTCTCATACTCTTCACGTCTCCGCTCCCAGTATTCATCCTCATTCGGTATGCTCCACATTTTATTTCTCCTTTACAGCTGTACTTTCCAGTCATCTCCGATCAAGTAGACATTACAGCTATGTCTCTTCATCCATTCCGCAACCTTCTTACTACTCGTCATCCCTTCGCCATTGAATCTCAGGCTGTCTAGCAGTAATCCCAATTCTGAACTCCGGTAATCCTCATAATCAATCCCGATTGCTTCTAGGTCACTATCCGAGTTTATTTCCCGGTACTCTTTGATGATCGAATTGTAAATCTTTACAGTCCGCTCAGTATGCTTAAATTTTGCCATCTCCACACCTCCTACTCCTGATTGCAATAATCAATAAATGCCGTGATTGTCTCGTCTGCCTCGCAGCGTGTATAAAGTCTCTTTTTGCGGTTTTTCTTTCTCCATAGCGGTAACCCGTGCATTTTCCGCTGGTTATTTGTCAGCAACATCGGTTTCATGTTTCCCATGCTCTCTCCATCTCCGGAGGTCTGCCGCCTCCGGTCGGCACTATGTAATCAATCCAGAAGTAACTCCTGGCTGATCGTGTACTGTTCCTGGAGCTTTTCAAAAGCTCTTTCGGTTACTGTGTATTCAAACCATCCAGCCATGTACTGATAATCTGATCTGAGGTTCTTCGCCTCTTTCACACCATCTTTTTTGATCCCTCTGCCTTTCAGCTCCAGCGGAGTGTTGATGTGGTAATGTCTGCCGTAATAGCTCCGCTCTGCTTCGATCTGACACTTTGGCTTCTGTTCTCCCATTTCTGGAGTGTAGCAGTACAGCCCCGGTTTCTCCGGAATCACTGCTGGCTTTTCTTCCGGTCTTGCATTTTCCAGGCGTCTTGTCCTGATCTGCTCCTGGAGCGTTTCAATCTCTCCAGGTTTGAAATTGCCCTCCTCATGGCAAACTGCCATGATCTCTGCATACTCCTCTACCACCTGGTTGTCAGATGCCAGATTGATCAGCTGTGTCAGGTTCAAGAAGATGTTACTGTGTGTCTGCGGAAATTGAATAATTGTTGCTGCCATAATGTCTCTACCTCCCGGTTATGCGTAAATGAATTTCCTGAGATCTTCGTCTCTGCAATCACTGTCTAACCATTTGTCGAACTGATCCGGAAATCTTTTCTCCAGCTCGTCCATGAACCATCCTCTCAGCGTGGATGTGTTTGGATCTGTCATGGTGGTTGTCATTTCCCACTGATCCAGAAGCTGTGATGTTGCCAGGGATCCGATCAGGTTTCTTGCTCTCTGCTCCGGTGCCGGTTTGCTTTCCTCTTCGTCTATCAGCTCGATTTTATCCATCAAAGTTCTCCAGTAAAACACTCTGCCATCGCTTGTTACAAGAAATTCTTTGTGAAGATTGCTGTTTTCTTCTTTCAGGTCATATGCTTTACATTCAACCACTTTTCCGTCAATGTATTCGTGTGTGGTATCTTCAAATTCCGCTTTTTCTTCCAGGTATGAAATAAATTCTCTGACTGTGAGCTTGTCCATGAGCTTTTCTGTAGCAATCATAAAATTTACTCTGTATCTGTTAGCGTCCTCGTTTTTATATCTCATGGTGTTCCTCCTATCTTTCTTCGACTGATCCGATCTCCAGATCATATGACCTTGTTTCTGTGCCCTTCATGTATCTTTCAAGTGATTTTCTCAATTTTGAAATAGCATCGTCTTCATCCTTGCCAGCGATTACTCTTGAATCAAGATCGCCTTTAATTTCCTCGTAGTCGTTAATCATCAGGTACTCGTTTATTCTGAAATAGATTTTATATTTTTTCATTTCGTTTTCCTCTTTTCCGTTCGTGTGTTTGTTTTTCTTGATGTTTGAAGTATAACTCACTGTAGTGCGTTATGTCAAGGCGTGTTCTGCAAATAATTAAAAATATTTTTCCGGGTGGATTTTGTGATGCTCACTGTAGCGTCACGAAAGAGAAAAGAAAGAAGCAAAGAAAAGAGAAAATATAATATTTATATATAATAAATAATATATATGTGATAAAAAATCACTGTAGCGTATACAGTGATAGTCACTGTGATAATCACTGTAGCAATCACTGTGATAATCACGGACTGTTTACATTATATAAGGAAGAAGCACCTAACACTTGTTGAGAATACCTTTTTACCGGGATCAGGAAAATGCTCTTGCCGAGGATCCGGATCTGATGCTTTTTGTCACTTGTGAAATGTCACTGTGACATCACTGTGATAGTCACAGTATATGCTACAGTGAACGTCACAAAACGCACTATGGTGCTTTTCCACACTTTCCACAGTGCGTTGTGGATAATGTACGTTTTCTGAACCTGTTTTTGTGCATTTCAACCATGCCTGGCTTCTATTCTGGATTTTGACCTTTTCCAGGAACAAACTCGCTCGCCTGGAGGCGCCTAAAATGCCTCAGATCGCCTTTTTCTTCACGGGCAATAATCAGATCCTAAAATTTATTTTCGTGCGAAATCAAAATTTTGCACAACTGAAGCTTTGCTGATTTGTGGAAAAACCACATTGACAAAAAGACCGTTTGCTGTATAGCCTTTTTCAGAATTTTACGAGATTTTCAGACAATAAAAAATGCCCCAGGCATCCGAAGATACCCAGGACGTGTGTGACATATTATTTCCTCGACCAAAAGGTTTGCTGTTACTTATGCGTTACAGACTTGGTTTGCTAGTTAAAAATTTACTCTTAGTTAAAAAGTGCGTACCAGGTATCGGCTCCGCACCATCCGTCAGCATCCAGACCATTCGCTTTCTGGAATGCTGTGATCGCCTCTACCAGCTTGCTTCCGCAGCTGGCATCCATGGCTCCGGTATAATATCCTTTTGCGGATAAAATGAACTGAGCTATGAATGTGAATGTACCGACCGTTCCACTGTGAACTCCGGCTTTTCCGGCTACTTCCTTGCATGAACCATAGAAATTCTTGTTTGTCGGAGTGAGCTTTGTTCCATACTTGCGGTTCATAAGATCTTTCCAGATCGCAAGGGCTCCCCATCTGGAAGCTGGACCGTAGGATCCATCCACCTCCAGTTTAGCTCCGCAGAACTGGATCAGCTTATTGCCGTAATTGCTATTCAACCATTGCTGGCCGTTCTTGGTGTTCGCTGTCTTACTGTTTCCTCCGGAAATTGTTCCGGATCCGCTGTTTGTTGATCCTGAGCCAGATGTTCCGGCTCCTCCAGACTTAGAACCATCCTGGACATTTGTTGCCGTATGATGGCTGTCGTTCAAAAGGATATCTCCGGCTAAAAGATAATCAGGACCAGTAAGATACTTCGATTCTGTCAATACCTGAAAACCGGCTTTTTCTGCTCCGGATCTCAGATTGCCAGTATATGTTGCGTTAATGTTTTTCAGTGCATCAATCCCCAGGAGATAACCAGCCGCTTTAATATTAGCGATCACTCCGGCGGAACAATCCGCCTCGCAAGCGATTGTGATCTGTGAAGGATCGTAATTACTTGCTTTCAGGTGTTCCCAGTATGTACCTCTCTGTCCCTGATCGTAACCGACCAAATCATTTTTAGCAGCTTTGATCCCAAGCTCTGCCAGCTTTGCTCTAACTTTTGCATCCGGATGTCTCAGAACGCACTTCCAAGGTCTGTTATACCATGGAATCAAAGCCCATTCTGTCCCGGTCTGATCTCCAGCTTTTCCTTCTGAATACTTTCCGCTTTCGTCATGTCCACTGTTTGAAATTAAACTCATGTTTGTTTCCTCCTTTTCGATGTCTTTATAGATTTTCAGGTACTGCTCCCCGTAGGAAGCTCTTGTCTTTTTGACTTCTGATCCGGTATTTGCAGGAACCTCGAATTTTACCAGGAAGATATCTGACGCCTCCCGGACTGAGGTTGCCGTTTTTAATACCTGCAGAACACTCTTGTAGCTCTGCTGTAATTCTTTCAGCATGAACTCAACCTGAGTGTCCGGATCTCCGATCGACACGCCCTTTGATTTAACCAGATCGTACAGTCCTGCTTTTCTTCCGGCGGACGTCCACTGGCAAAAACCATAACCGTATTGTCTGGAATCTCCCAACGGATGCAAGAAAAGATCTCTTGAGATCTCTCCGCTGTCTACTGCTGTTGTGTACGTGTCATCGGTGTATTTGTAATTCAGCCTCTTCTCGCAGAGGTTCTCCAGATTACGGGGATTTGCCCCGGATTCTGCGTAAATATTCCCCATGGCTCCGCATGCTCCGTATATTGTGCATCCAGCAGCCATCAGACCATTAAATAATGCGTCTGTATAGGTGTTTCGTATAATTGCCATAACTTCCTCCAACGTAAAAGAGTGGGGATTTCTCCCCACCCAGTTATAAGTACGTGTCCTCTTCCGGATCCAACTCTTCGTCCTCTTCCGGATGCAACTGCCCCATTTTGTCCATCAGGATAAATGTAAGCGGTAAAAATATTGCAAATAAAATTACAAGTGGCCAGAAGATCCCTGCCAAAACCAAGAGTACAATTACCAACGGGTAGTTCGGTTCTCTTGGTTCGTAGTACAGACCGTTATCTTGGCAATAGAGTTCTTCGTCCTCGTCCTCCATTTTGCATAACGTCCCGATCGCCCAGATGTATACTGGCTGACTTAATAAGATCCCTAAAAGGTACACGAATAGGATTACATCCCACATAGCACTCCCTCCCTTCTCTGAGAGTTATTTCTGGGAGCCATTTACTCTTCCGTCATCCAGAAGATCTTTTACCCCCTCAAACCATTTATCAATAACCTTCATCATTGCTTCCTCGGTAACGAATATCTGAAGCCACTTAGGTAACAATCCTCTTGCCTGACTTACAACATACTTTAATTTCTGTTTGCCCTGACCGGATTCATTGTAGATGTGCTCTGCTTTCAAGATCAGCTGATATACATCCTGACGGATTCCGTCCAGTCCCTGCATCTTTGCATACTGGTAAGCTAAAACAATCGTGATGATCGCTAAGATCAGAAGAGCCACTGCAATTACTGGCAATGGGATCTGAGATAATACGTTTACTAATTCCATTCTTGTTTCCTCCATTTCTTTTCATGCCCTCTCAGGCTTCCGTACAGCCTCAAGGGGCTTTGTTAATTGGTTACATGGTAATTTCCTTGCATAAGCTACTATCATGCGGATTTGAGCCGATTAGTGCTTTTAGTTTCCGGTTATATGATTTACTCCCTGACGTGTCAGGAAATTTTCCAGATCGTGTTTCGCTTCCTGCTCATAATCCAGGGCTTTGTGCATGTCTCCGTTGCACTTGGCGTCCGGGATTCTCTGCATAGCTTTTGCTGTAGCTTCTGACAGTGCAAGGGCTCCGTCCAGGGCTTTTACTGTCATGTACTGGAGTTCTTCCCTGTTTTTTTCTTTTGCATCTTGCTCTCTCTGTCGGTTTAGCCTTTCCTCTTTCTCAGCTTCTGCTCTTGCCTGGATTTTTCTTTCGATCAACCAAAAGCAAAAAGCTGTGATCGCTGATGGAACTCCGGCAGCTATCAATAAGTCCATTGGATCTGCGTCTCCTTTCTCCTATTACTTCGAATCTTTCGAGCTAATTCGTTTTCCGGGCTGCGCTCGTATCTGCATATGCAACACCTCCTTCACTGCTAATTGCTATCTCATCATCATCGCAATCTGCATACCTCCGGCATGCGTACTCGATAACGTCAAGATCTGTTTCGATCTCCTCCAGACTTTTAGTTGGCGTCCCTTTTATCAGGAAGATTAAATCATAGATTGCCGACCATAATTTGGAGATAATCTGTAACTTTGTCATTTATCGCCCTTCCTTTTCCTGAAAAGATGGTAGTGAGGCTTCTCTTCGCCAAATAAAAGCCACCGGATCAGATCATCCAGGAAGATCCCGAATGCTGATAAAAAGAACCACAGCAGCGTAAATTGCGGACATATCTGACCGAGTATATTTCCGGGCATATTACTGTAATCCCACATATTCAGTCCCAACCATACATTCAGGATCAACCCGGAAATGAACTCAATCATTGTGATTCCGGTTGCAGCTATCAACTGCTGGAAAACCAACGGCATACATCGTGATCTCTCGTTAATCACTCCGCAAATGATGAAGCATAAGCCTCCGCACACTGCCATTGCCGGAAATGAATATCCCCGGAAGATCACTTCCAGGGAATAATAAAAAACTCCTCCGATCAGGAAGAGTGTCAGGTACTTTATGATTTTTTTCACTATGCAATACCTCCGGATGCAATGGCTTTCATGTAATCTTTCAGAACTTCATTCTGAAACTCTTCCGGAACTTTTGCTCCCCACTTGATCTGATCCAGATCTCCAGGTTTCGTTACCGACTTGATCCACATATTCAGGGCATTGCAATATGTCGTGTAGTATGATACATAGAACATTGCTTTATTGACGATGTTCTGCATGTCCTCAGCTGAGAAATACTTGCAAGGATGTCCGTCCTCATGGTACTCCAGCTTTTCCTCTCCAGCTAACAACTGCATTTTCTTTCCGAAAAGATTCAGCTGATCTTTTTCTGTCAAGCTGAAATGTTCCACTCCGGAAGATGTGCTCACATCTACTCCGGAGTAAATCGTCTGCTCGCATGCTGATGCGATTTCCTGGTATTTCGCTTTTCTTGCATCCTCCAGGCTCAGATCTTCTACACCGGAAGGATCCGGAACCTCCTCCGCTTTTGCGTACCAGTAATCAAAATCAGATTCTATCTCTTCCTGGGTTACTTCGCCCTGGTAATGGAACTGGACCTCCTCGCATTCCCACACCTTGTACTTATTCTTTTTCCCATCCTGGATGTCCTCTTTATCCACCAGCTCAATGTTTTTACGCATGATAACATCTGTTCCGGAAAATACCGGATAGACCTCAACCGCTGAGGGCTGTGATAAGTAAGATTCTCTTCTCATTTTCTACTTCCTTTCCGTGCTTGCTAGCACTGTATGAACACATTTTAAATAATTCATCAAAGCAATACTTCGTTCTGAATTTCAAGCTGTCACTATGCTTCACCCATCCTTTGTATGCCGCAATCCGACAGGCTCTCCACCATGGGATGAATCCGTTCTTTGCAAAATCCATCCATGCTCTAAGCACTTGCCTCCGGATTCTCCGGAATACTCTCCCACGGATGATCGTGTATCTCCTCCGGACTACATAGCCCATCATATCAACTCCGGGCGTCCTTTTCTTACTGCCTTTCCTTCGTTCTTCCAGGTTCTCCCGTTCTTCATTGAAAGAAGCCACCTGGTAGAATTGCCAGATATCCTTAATCTTCAATCCAAACTTGTCATGAGCCCAGATCGTAGCTTTCTTCATTGCCTTTTTCAGCTTTGAAACATCGCCATAGATCGTGAAATCATCTGCATAGCATACAATCGCATATACAAGCCTATTCCGCTTTCCTCTGCGTATCTGAGCTTGCTCATAGATATATCTCAATACATAAGACATCACGTAATTGAATAGCCATGCCGGAAGATATCCACCTATGCAAAGATGGTTCCCAGGATAGTTGCTCATAAGAGCACCCAGGAACCATAGCAGCACTTTATTCTTGCCTATGTCTCTTCTCAGCATCTCCGTGACGATTGGAACCGTCACTGAGGGATAAGCCTTTGTTACATCTCCTTTCAAAGCAACTACTTTTCCGTGGAACTTCTTCCGGAGAAGTCTTTCAATCTTCCGCTTTCCGGCTACGCCTCCCTTGTTCGGGATGCTTCCGTACTGAATCGGTAAAATCTTCGCTCTGAAAAGAGGTTTCAACGCATATACTCCGATATATTCAAACACCTGCTGTTCTGGAGATTCCTGGCAGATATCACGGAGCTTCTGCGTCAGTCCGTCAATTCTTTGAAATTGGCGAATCGGTTTTAATTGTAAATCTCGGTTGATTATACGTTGCGTCAGCATCTTTGCTACTTCTGATTCAGCTTCCAGGGTTCGTTTAAAATCCTTATTCAGCTGATCCTCTACGATCTCACGCTTTGTTATTTTCCCGGTCTTGCATAGCAGACGTTGGAAATCTTTTCTGCTCCGCTTATTCCGGAAGCATTCCACAACGGCAAGTTCATTAAATTTCCAGTCCTCAATATTGACCGTTGCTGGTTTGCAATATGTTTTCACACATCAACCTCCTTAATATTCATCTGGTTACTTCCGTGGCTTTCCCTTTCGGTACTAGCCTCGTTGGTTTCAAGTTATTTTCGCACATAAGCGAGGATTATACGGTGCAATGATTTTTAAATACTCTTTTCAAAATTGTACCAGTTGCTCCGAGAGAGCCGTTCCAGTTAGCGTTAGACACCCCATTGTTCGAGTTACGGCAAGGAACGCCAGCATTACCACCGTTGTTCAAGTTACCAAAGCACCAAGCCGCACGAACACCAGACGCCGCAGGTTCGCAATTGAAGCCAGCTCCCAGACACCGTATAACCCTAAAATTATTTTATTTGCAAATAAGACAATAAAGGGGCTTACTGCCCCTCTGCTTCGCATTCACCCCGTTTTTAACCCTCAAGACCAGGTGCTCCGAGAGAGCCGTACCAGT